ATTATTTATCTTTAAATCATCATAGTCATTTACACCAGGAATATTTAATAAGATATTTCCTAATTGTGCATAACTCACATAATCCTGTTTAAATCCTACTTTTCTAAAATGTTCTTTTACTTTTGTTTCAAACTCTGTCTTTACTTCATCAAATTTTATATTTTTAGAAATTTTAACAGTACCTGAAATTGATATAGCTTTACCTATTGCACTTTTTACTGTAACAGTAGCCCCTATCGGTCTAACTTCTTCTAAATAATCTCTTACTCTTTTTAGCAAAGTTTCATCAGCTTCATGAATATCACTGTTTACTACAACTACCTTTACAGTACCATTTCCATTCCATAAAGGAAAAACCTTAACTCCTCCT